CCGCCGTCCGAGCCGTCGTACGCCTACGAGAAGTTCATGCGCGATCAAGACCCCACCTACAAGGCCTTCAAGGCCGAAAGGCCGTTCTACGGCATGGCGCAGGGCGGCCACGCCAAGGACACCGGCAACACGTTCGACTTCCTCGGCCCCTTCGGCGCGGGCCTGAACCTCATCGCGGATGGCGCGGGTGCCATCTTCGGTGGCGAAGACTTTGAACTCGACAAGGCCTTGGGCTACCTCGGCGAGATAGGTGGCAGCCTCGCGATGCCCGGCGTCGGCGGTTCGTTGGGACGCGGCGCGGGTACAATGGCCGCTCACCTCATCGAGCCCGGCGAGGGTGGAGACGTCGGTCGAGACGCTCTGAACGCGGGCTACGGCGCGCTGCGCGGCGGCATGGGGATGTTCTTCGCCCACGGTGGCTCGACCGGCTTCCTGCCGCAGGGCGACGAGGAGGACCCGAATGACCTTACGCGCTTCCTCTCGCCGCAGGTCAATCCCAGTGTGCAGCCCGACCCGATGGACTGGGCCGCCGCGAACGGTGTCCCCGGCGCAATCTCGCCGCCCCTCAACGCGAACAACGGGCAGGTCGCCCGCGACGCCGCCGAGCGTCAGCGCCTGATGTCGATGGCCGAGGGCGCGTCGAGGCAGGCGCTCCAGAGTCAGAGCCAAGGCAGCAAGGGCGGAGGCGGAGGCATGGGCGACCTGACGCAGATCGCCTCTATGGCCATGAAGTTTCTGCCGATGATGATGGCCGCCGAAGGCGGCCCCGTAGACCCGAATGGCGGCGAGCAGCCTTGGATGTACGGCGATGGAGCATTGATGGCACGCGGCGGCTACCTGCGCGGCTGTGGGGGAATGAATGGCTGACTCTGTTGATCCGTACGCCCAGACCGGGCGCGCGCTGGGCCTCACCAACCTTGAGACTGCCGTGCCCAAGGGCGGCAGCGTCGACATCACCGAGAAGGGTGATGTCTCGCTCAACGACCCGGAGGAGGAGAGCGCCGAAGTAGGCTCGCACTTCGACAACCTCGCGGAGACGATGGATCACGCAGAACTGTCGGAACTCGCGGGCGAACTGATCGACGCCATCGAGATCGACAAGGAGGCGCACGAGAAGCGCGACCAGCAGTACGAGGAGGGCCTCCGCCGCACCGGCCTTGGTAACGACTCACCCGGCGGTGCCACCTTCGCGGGTGCCTCGAAGGCGACCCACCCCGCACTGATGGAGGCGGCCCTCGACTTCTCCGCGCGAGTCATGTCGGAGATGTTGCCCCCCGAGGGCCCAGTGAAGAGCTTCGTCGTCGGCGACCCGAGCGACGAGAAGGAGGATCGCGCCAAGCGCACCTCGCGCTACATGAACTATCAGGTCACCGAGATGATGGCCTCGGCCTACCACGAGTTCGAGATGGGCTTCACGCAGTGTCCGTTGGGCGGCGCGTTCTACACCAAGATGTACACGGTCGACGGCAACCCCAACCCGATGTTCGTGCCTATCGACAAGGTCCACCGCCCGTGGAGCGACGGCGACTTCTACAGCCAGCCGCGCATCACGCACGAGCAGGACGTCGACAAGTACCAGTTCAACGACAACGTCCGGCGCGGCCTCTGGCTCGACGTGCTGAACGTCGCCTCCGCGCCCAGCCTCGACGACCAGACCAAGAGCACGACGGCCAACGACCGCATCATCGGCCGCGAAGCACCCACCGAGAATGTGGACGACGTGCGTGTGGTCTACGAAGTGTCGGCCATGCTCCCCTCGATGGAGGAAGAAGACGACGAGGGCCTCCTCCCCTACATCGTCACCATCGACGTCAACACGCGCCGCATCCTCGCGGTCTACCGCAACTGGGAGGAGGGCGACGACAACCACAAGCGCCTCGACTTCCTCATTGAGTGGCCCTTCTGGCCTTGGCGCGGCGGCATCCCCATCGGCATGACGCAGATGATCGGCTCGCTGGCCGGAGCCGCGACCGGCACGCTGCGCGCCCTGCTCGACGCGGCGTTCCTGAGCAACAGCCAGACCGGAGTCAAGTTGAAGGGCGGCGCGACGACGGGCGGACAGAACATCAGGCCGCAGGTCGGCCAGACCACCGAGATGTCGGGCTCGCTTGCGATGGACGACGTCCGCAAGACGTACATGCCGCTGCCGTTCCCGCCGCCGTCGCCTGTCCTCTTCCAGTTGCTGGGCTTCCTCGTCGACTCGGCACGCGGCGTGGTCCGCACGACGTTCGACGAATACGACAAGATGACGGGCAACACGCCCGTCGGCACCGCCTCGATGTTCATCGAGCAGGGCCTCAAGAACTTCGGGGCCGTGCATGGTCGCCTGCACCGCTCGATGCGCCGCTTCCTGAAGCAGCTTTGGCACATCAACGCCCACACGGTCAGCAATCAGGTGATCGTCGACCAGTTCGGCGAACTGACGGTGACCAAGCAGGACTTCCAAGGGCCTATGACCGTCACACCGGTCAGCGATCCGCGTATCTTCTCCGACATGCAGCGGTCGGCGCAGGCGCAGATGATCCAGCAGCGCGCGACGACCGCGCCTCCGGGCCTCTACGACCTGCGGAAGTCGGAACTGTTCTTCCTCAAGCGGATGAACGTGCCCGACCCGGAGCAATTCCTCATCCCCGCGCCGCAGGCCACGCAGAAGAACGCTGTCGCCGAGAACGTCGAGGCGTCAAGCGGCCTGCCCATCAAGGCGTACCCCGGACAGGACCACGAGGCGCACCTCGCGATCCACCTTGCCTACCTCACGTCGCCGCTCTTCGGCTCGAACCCCATCATTGCGATGAAGTACCTGCCAATCATGATGGGCCACCTCGCCGAGCATATGGCCCTCTGGTACGCCGACGCGACGCTGATCGCGGCGAACGCTGCCATTCAGGAGCGTGCAAACGACCCGAGCATCACCGTCGAGTCGCTTGCCCGCATGAAGGGCGTCGAGGTCTCCCTCGACCGACTGCTGGCCGAGATCACGCCGCCCGTGCTCCAGCACGCGCAGACGCAGCTTGCCGAGGTTCCGCCGATCATCGAGCAGGCGCAGCAACTCATGCAGAAGCTGGCACCTCCGCAGCCGATGGACCCGAGCATCGTCGCGATGAAGGACGTCGAGCGTCAGGCGCAGTCCGATCAGCAGATGGGTCAGGCGAAGATGGCCGACATGCAGACCCGCACCCAACTGGGCGCGGCGAAGATGCAGATGGACGCTCAGAAGATGCAGGTCCAGCAGGCCGAGGCCCAGCGCAAGGCGCAGGAGTCGCAGCAGAAGATGCAGATGGACGCTGCGATCAAGGCGAAGGAACTCGAAATGAAGCAGGCCTCCGAGCAAGCGCAGCAGCAGATCGAGCAAGAGCGCAACATGATCGCCGCCGCCGCTATCCAGTCGAAGGAAGGTCTCAACGCGCAGGACAACAAGACGGCGCTGGCCATCACCGAGATGAAGATCGAGTCAGATGGTGGGGGCGGCAACCTCTCCACCGGCACAGGCATCAACCCCAACCCATAGGAGACCAACATGGCAAGGAAGAACCCCGGCGTCCGCTTCGGTCGCCCCCCCGCAACCGCCGCATCGAAGATGCCGAAAGCCCCCCGAGGCATGTCAGCGCCTGTGGGTGCCGCGCCCAGCGACGGTTTCAGCCCCGGCATTCCCGCGAGCGGCTTCAAGCGTGGCGGCAGCGCCGGATACAGCACCATGCCGCAGCACCACGACGACCCGAAGCTGAAGCGTGGGAACGGCAAATACGACCCTCTTTGTTAGGAAGGACACAGCAACATGGCGAAGAAGAAGATGTCGATGGCGCAATACGAGAAATCGTCCGCCGACAAACGTGCCGACAAGTCCGGTCGACACGGCCCCGAGGGCAGCGCGAAGGATCGTGCTGCCGACAGCAAGGCCCTCAAGGCGATCAACAGCAAGAGGAAATGACATGGCACCGAAGTACCCGAGCGGCCCGGTGAAGCCGCACAAGAGCATGGCCACGGGCGACTCGTACGACGAGGCCGCCAGCAAGGCGTACGACGGCAAGAAGCCGTCTCCGCCGAAGAACGTGGCCAAAGGCGCGAAGTGATCGATCTTGCGGTCGTCTTCCAGATTCTGGAGGACATCAAGACCCAAGCAGTCGAATGCGTGGAACGTCCCGCAGACAACAAGCGGGACGTCTTCGAGTTCGGCTCGATAAATGGGATGCTCAAGGCCGTCGCGACGGTCCGTGAGCGTCTCAACGAGTATGTTGAAGCAGCCAACGAGGTGGAACGTGACGACTAAGACAGCGACCCCTTTCCCCAAGCCTGTCGCTATTCGAGAAGACTACTCCAAGGCCGCAAGCGTGAAGTCGCTTCTCGGCAAAGACTACGGCGAAGAACTCCAGTTCGCCTTCCCCGACATCGCCCCCGGTATCCGTCCCTGCGGGTACTTAATTCTCTGTCAGATCAGGACGCCCAAGCGGCGCACTGCGAGCGGCATCATCTTCGTGGACATGACGCGCGAGGATGAGAAGTACCGCGTCCAGACCGCGCTGGTGCGCGCGATGGGCCCCGCCGCGTTTAAGCGTCGAGATACGCTGGAGCCGTGGCCGGAGGGTGCGTGGTGTACTCCCGGCACGTTCATCCGCGCGCCCATGTTCGGCGGCGACCGCTTCACCGTCCCCTACGGCAAGGGCGACGACGAGGCGCTGTTCATCACCATCAAGGATTCCGACATCATCGGCGTCATCGAGGGTGACCCGCTGGCCGTCAAGACCTCGTAGGAGCAATCATGGCGACAATCCAACGTGAACGAGAGGCCGAGGAAGAGCGCGGCCCGAAGAGCACAGGCAATCCGCGCGACACCATCATGGTGGGCGGCATGGAGGGCCTTGTGCCGGACGATGAAGAGAACGTCGAAATCGAGCCGGAGCACGACGAACCCGAGGAGGAGAAGGCAGCGCCTCCCCGACGCGAGCCACGCTCTGACTCTGGTTCTGACTCCGAGGGCGACGAGGAAGACGAGCGCGACGCGCGTCTCGCCTACGACGAGGCGCTCGATGACGACGACGACGGCGTCGAGGAGCGTGGCAACTCACGCCGCTCGCGCCGGAACAAGGCACGCCGCGACGCCATCGCCCAGCGCGACATGGAACTGGAGGCCCTGCGCCAGCAGGTCAGCCAGTTGTCTGGCATGGTGTCGTCGGTCTCGCAGGGTCAGGTCGGCGTCGTCCTGAACACCGTCGAGAGCCAGCTTGGGCAGGCCCAACAGCACCTTCAGGTGCTGGACGACGAACTCGGTAAGGCGGTCGCCGCTGGCGACGGGGAACTCTTCCGGAAGGCCCAACGCCTTCGGGACGAGGCCTCCGCCCGCGTCTTCCAGCTTGCCACCGCCCGCCAGCGCATCATCGCCGACGCGCAGCAGGGTCAGCAGCGGCCCCCGCAAGGCCAGATGCCGATGCGGCAGGGGGCTCCGGCCCCGTCGCCCGCCGCCGCCAAGTACAGCGAGGTCTTCATGGACCGCCACCCGTGGTTCAAGGCGGAAGGCGGCAGCGAAGACTCGGAGATCGTGAAAGCCATCGACGACCATCTGGCCGCCGAGGGCTACAACCCCAACACGCCCCTCTACTGGCGGACGCTCGAAGAGCGCGTCCGCGCGCGTGGTCTGGGGCCATCAGGCAACAACAAAGACGACGGTGAGTCAGAGGCTCCCGTCCGCAAGAGGAGCGGCGGCATGCCTCCCACCAACGCGCCCCGAGGCAGCCGAGGTTCGGCGGCACCGGGCTACCAACTGAAGCCTGAGATGCGGGAATACCTTGAGTCGGAGGGGCTGCTGGAAGGCAACCTCGACGCAGACCAGAAGGCCAAGAAGGCTCGCC